AAGCAAATAAAAGACTTAAATAAGTCTGGTCAGATAATAGATGAGATTTACATAATTGGTTTAGGAGATTTGATTGAGAACTGTTATGGATTCTTTGACCATCAACCATTTAACATTGAGCTAACCAGAACAGAGCAAGAGCATCTGGCTCGAAAAATGTTACTGGAAGTTCTTGATGGCTTGCTGAAACTTGCTCCAAAAATAATCATTGGAGCTGTTGTTGGTAATCATTCAGAGTACAGAAGTGGTAAAGCTCAAGTCTCTACAAGTAGATTAGATAACTCTGATACTGCAATCTTCCAGATAGTTGGAGAAATAATAGGGGGTAGAGAACGATACAAGCATGTCAAGACTGTTGTACCAAATGATTTTTATTTAACAATAGATGTAAAAGGGCAGAGACTTACTTTTTATCATGGACATATGACTGGCGGTGGCGGAAATATTGAGAACAAAATACAGAACTGGTGGAAGAATCAGAATCACGCAAGAATACCTTCTGGTTCTGCTGATATCTTAGTTACTGGACATTATCATCACTTAAGAGTTTTAACTGAGCGTGGAAGAACTTGGTTTCAATCTCCATCTCTGGATACTTCTAAAGAACTAGAAGCAAGAATGGGATTGACTACTTCTCATGGAATCCTAACTTTTACAGTTTCAGAAAATGGTTGGGATAATCTTAAAATCTTGTGAAAATATTCACAAAGTATTCTTAAATATTAATGATTGTTGATTTATAATAGAAGCATGAGAAAAGTAGCTATCGAGAATGATGGTACAAAAGCAAAGATATTGCTTATTGGCAAAGATGGAGATGCTTCATATAGAGAACTACCTAAAGGTATAATTACCATAGAGAGACTCAAAGAATATGAAAATCCTACTTTACCCAATAATTAGTTGTCTAAGTACATTTAGCCAACCAGTTACGCCAGAAATCATTCAAGATTACAGGGAATGCAAGAAGATTGAGTTCCAAGTGGAAACAGTCTCAGCTTGGCAACCCCTAATTGAGAAGTACTTTAAACAAGAAGACTACATTGAAGTAAGCAGAATTATATTTTGTGAGTCATCTGGAAGGGCTAAAGCAGTTGGAACTAACACTAATGGCACAAGAGATATTGGTCTCATGCAACTTAATGATTCTACTTATGATTGGATTTCAAATAAATTAGGTTGGTTTGGGGATAGAAAAGACCCAGAATTTAATTTAAAGATGAGTTCTTGGCTTTATTATAAGTCTGGAAACCATCACTGGAATTCATCTGGTAAATGTTGGAAGGAGAAAAAAATGAAGAAGATTAGAGTTATGGGTAAGTGGCATAAAGATTTTATGGTCAATGACATACCTTCAGCTGTAAAAGCTGGTCAAGATTTAGCTGATATGTACCCGCATGCAAACTTACAGATTGATGGAGTTATGTTTATTGTTGAAGAATACGATGATGTATATACAGAGTTTGAAGAAGTCGGGGAAGAAGAATAATGGATTATAAGTTTATTACTGAAGCAGAAAAAGCAGAGATAGTAGATAATCAATTAAGAAGTTTAGAAGCTAATCATTTTGCATTGGCGTTAGTAGAACCATCTAAGTTTCAACAACAAGATGCTCACTTGCAATGGAAGCAACAGATACAAGCAATAGAGAATTCAATCAAACTAATACGCTCAAAGCAGATGTCTATGGGTTTATATAAAGAAGAGGAATAATGGATAGTTTTATACTTGTAATGGTATTTATTGTTATAAACGCAATAGCATGGAATCTAATTAGTAAGGATAAGATTTGATTTTTGATGAAGTATTGTTTGATGACATTGATGAAGAGATAGATATGAATGAAAAATATTCTCCCCTACCCTACTTTTTGACCATAAAAGAATCAAATATTGATGGTTTGGGGTTATTTGCAAAAGAAAATATCGATAGGGGAGTAGATTTAGGAGTCTCTCATGTACATCATCACAAGTTTTTAAATGGTTATATAAGAACCGCACTAGGTGGATTTGTAAATCATAGTGAAGAACCTAACTGCAAACTTGTAGATTATAAGACCAAAATGCATTTATACACAACAGAAGCAATTAAAGCTGGAGAAGAACTAACTTTAAAATATAAACTTTATAACCCAGTGGAGATAATTAATGAATACAAAGGGAATCCTAATTGGGCGGGAGATGAATGATGAGTGAAAGAAATTTTTTCGGGATAAAAAAGAAAGACAAATTTTTAGATGAAGAGATAATAAATAGATTGTTATATGCAGTTAGTGAAGGTTCATACATAGAAGATGCTTGTGCTTTTGCTGGAATATCATCAAGAACTTACAGAACTTGGCGAGAAAGAGCAGAAGCTGGAGAAGAATATTTTGTAGATTTGTTTGAGAAGATACAAGAGAGAGAATCAAAGTTTAAAGTTGAAACCCTTCGCAAGATAAAAGAAATAGGAGAAGAAGACAGAAACCCTAGAGCTTTACAGTGGATACTAGAGAGAAAATACCCTTCACAGTTTGGAGAGACTAGTAAGTTACAGATACAAAGAGAAGATGTTGAAATAGTCGAGATGGAGTTCTCAGATGGCGAATTATATGAAGATTTTCAAACTCCAGAGCTCACAGATGAACCAGATGCTTCCGATACTTCCGATACTGAGCAGGAAAATATAAAAGATGATACACTTGAGAATCATGAATGAAGAAGAAGTTAATCAAAAGTTTGTAGATATTGTCATAGACAATTTTGCAGATTACAACTTAGATGAAAGTTTGTTTGCTGATACTGTTGAATATATAGTTCCAATGCCAGCACCAAACTTCTATTTCATATCTCAGATTCAACCAGAACAAGTGGAAGAGATATTTAATGACTTACTAAGATGGCTTCGTGATGGATACGATTTCTAGGGTTTACAAAACCAAATACAAACTTCCTAAGTTACACCCAGCTCAGCTTGAAGTAGCCAAATCAAAAGCTAGATTTAGAATCTTAGTTGCTGGTCGTAGGTTTGGTAAGACAAGATTAGGAACTTTACTTTGTTTAGCTAAAGCTATGGAAGGTAAGAATGCTTGGTGGGTTGCTCCAACATACGCAATGGCACTTGAAGGTTGGAAGACTGTAAGAGACTTAGCTGGTAAGTATGGCATGGAAGTAAAGGAATCAGAGAAGACTGTATATACCAAAGCTGGTGGATTCGTAACAGTAAGAACAGCAGATAATCCAGATAGACTTCGTGGTGCTGGTTTGGACTTCATTGTATTAGATGAGTGTGCATTCATTAAAGAGCAGACTTGGAAAGAAGTTCTCAGACCAACACTTACTGAGCGTAAGGGTGGTTGCTTATTTATCTCAACTCCAAAAGGAATACAGAACTGGTTTAAAAGATTATATGATGAAGCAGAGAACAATCCAGATTGGGAGAGATGGCAGTTCTCAAGCTATGACAATCCAATGATTGATAGAGAAGAACTTGCAATAGCAAAGAGAGAGATTGGTTCATTCTTATTTAGTCAAGAGTATGAAGCTCAGTTTGTAGAACAATCTGGTGGTCTAATCAAATCAGAATGGTTCAGATACTACACCAAAGAGACATTGACTGAGTTTAATGAAGAACATAATTACCAAGATTATGTTTACTTGCAAACACAAGACAATGCAGTAAGGCAAGAAGATTTAAAGATTTATACAACAGTGGACTTAGCAACAAGTACAAAAGAGTCTGCTGACTATACAGTTGTAACAACAATCGGAGTAGATAAGGATAATAATATTTATGTTCTTGATTTGATTCGCAAGAGAATAGAAGCTCCAGATATCGTTAAACTCTTAGAACAAGTCTATGAGAAGTGGAATCCAGTATCAATCGGAGTAGAATCAGCTGGATTTCAATTAGCATTAATTCAAATCATAAGAAGACAAACTACATTGCCAATAGTAAAGTTAAAGGCAGATAAGGATAAGTTAAGTAGGGCTTTACCATTATCAGCAAAAATGGAAGCTGGTATGGTATTCTTCCCTAATGATGCTTTGTGGTATTCTGATTTGGAAAAAGAATTGTTAGTATTCCCAAGCGGAGACCATGATGACCAAGTGGACAGTCTTGCTTATGGAATATTGCAGGTTGCAAAGAAGAAGACAATAACAGCTTATTGAGGAGAAGATGGCAGAACGAAGGAGCTTCAGAGATTTAGTTTTTGGACAAAGAAGGTTCAGAGACAACACAACTGGAATTAAAAGAACAACTGGATTCAATTTTTTTAGAGATGACCCTAATGACTTAGTTTATGGAAACTCATCATATATCTTAGGGTGGAACTCTTCTGCTGGAGATTTTGATTTAAGTGGATTAGGTAATGGGCAATCTAATTCAGCTGTTACTGCTTGTCTTCAAGTATTAGGTATATCGTTCTCAGAAGCAACGCTTCAAGTTACCTTCCAAGATGATGAAGGACAAACACAGATGATTCCTAACCACCCATTCTCAACATTGATGAGAAGACCAAATCCTTATATGTCTGGAGATGTAGTTCAACAATACATCATCAATGCAATGCATGTCTCTGGAGATGCTTACCTTATGAAGCAAAAAAATAATGTAGGAGAAGTTGTCGCTCTTTATCCACTCATGCCAGAACAAGTCATGGCTAAAGGTAACAAAACAGATTTAATAACTCACTATGAATATCAACTTGATAATGGAACTGTTGTCATAAAGAATACAGATATGGTTCACTTCAGACTTGGACTTGACCCTAAGAACCATAAAAAAGGTTACTCTCCACTAAAAACAGTTCTAAGAGAGATTTATGGAGATGAGTCTGCTGGTCAGATGGCAACAGCTCTACTTGCTAACTCTGGTGTGCCATCAATGCTTATCACTCCAAAAGATGATTATGGATTATCAGAACAAGAAGCAGAACAGATATCAAGAACATATCAACAGAAGGTTGGTGGCAAGAATAAAGGTAAGCCATTAATTCTATCTGGTTCAATGAATGTAGAACGATTAGCATTCTCTCCAAAAGATTTAGACATAGGAGCTTTAAGAAGGATTCCAGAAGAGAGAGTATCAGCAGTTCTTGGAGTACCAGCAATCTTAGCTGGACTTGGAGCTGGGCTTGAGAGAGCAACATACAACAATACTTCTGAACTGAGAGAGTTCTTTACTGAACAGAAGTTAATACCTTTATGGAGAATGGTTGCAGAAGAATTAACGCAACAAGTATTGCTTCCAGACTACAACTCTAATCAAGCTGTATCTGCTGAATATGATTTCTCAAAAGTTAGAGCTTTGCAGGGAGATGAAAAAGAGATGTTTGAAAAACTTAATGTTGGAGTGCAGGGTGGTTGGATAACAGTTGCTGAAGCTAGAAAACAAGTAGGACTTCCAACGAATGAATCACAAGATGTATATTTACTAAGCAACTCAGTTATACCTACTCCAGCTGATATGGAGCAACCAGAGCCAGCTCAAGTAGAAGAACCAGAAGCTCCAGAAGTAGAAGAAGTTGTTACAGAAGATATGGAAGAGAATCAAGAGAAGGGCATCAAAAGATTTGAAGACAAAGTCGTTAGAAGAATAGATAATCAGTTTTGCGTGATTGCCGAAGAGTCTGGTAGGAATATGGGTTGCTATCCTACTAGAGAACTAGCAGAAGCTAGATTAGAACAGATTTCAAGATTTAGTGATAATCCAAAAGCTATGGTTGCTATGGATACTTTTACAACAATAGAAGAAGCCAGAACAAGAGCAGAAGAGCTAGGTTGTGAAGGAACACACACAATTGATAGAGATGGTAACACAGTGTATATGCCATGTTCTACTCACGAAAGATATGAACAAGCATTAGAAGATAATCAGAGACCAGCTGACAGAACAAGCTATGGCACAGCTTGAAGATTTAAATATTGGAGATGCAGTAAGTTGGTCAATACCAAAACCACCGCAAGAACCTTCAATAGCACATGGAATTATTAAATCACTGAACCGAGAAGATGAAACTGCTACGATTCGTGTATGGGCAATTTTAGAGAATGGAGACCATGAAGAAACTGATAGAGATGTTGAAATCGAAGTGGGAAGACTTCGTAAAATATCTAATTTCACTAATGAAGAAGATAAGCAAGTTTCTGCAAGAGTTGAGCGAGTACTTCGAGACAAAGTAGAAGAGCACAACGCAGACAATCCAAGATATAGAGCTACCTTTAGAATGCTTGAAGCAGTATTCAGAAGAGGTATCGGAGCATACAGAACTAATCCAGCATCAGTGCGTGGTAATGTTCGTTCAGCTGACCAATGGGCTTATGCCAGAGTAAATGCATTCTTAAGAGCATTGAGAACTGGTAAGTTCCCTAGAAGTGCATTCGATACAGATTTACTTCCAAGCAACCACCCACTAAGTTCTAAATCTTATGAAGGTAAAGAAGTTGGTACAGTTCCACAGTTCATAAGAGAAAATGCACGAAGAGGATTAGATAATTTAGAGTTTGCTGGTTCTGGTCTAACTGAGAAAACAAAGAGAGAAGCCAGAGCAATGGCTAATGGAGAGATATCAGAAAATAAAGTAATCCGCATGAACGCATGGTTCTTAAGGCACATCTCAGACTTGGACTCATCAAGAGCTAATGAATATCTTCGTGGAGAAACCGATAGAATGACCGCTGGACAGCTGGCATGGCTTCTCTGGGGCGGGGATTTAGGTAAGTCAAATAGAATGAGAGCTCAGAAGTGGGCAGAGAGACAAGTCAATCGTATTAGGAATGAGAAGAACTTTGAATCTGCTGTTGAGCTTATTAGAAGAAAAAAGATGCTCAGAGATGGAGAATGGGAAGTAAGGTTAAACAGATTCAGAACTAAACAATCAAGAAGCAGAGTGTATGAAGAATATGATAAGTTACTTGGAGATTGGGATTTTGAATTAGCAAGACAATATTATGGATTACTTGATGCCCAGAGAAAATCTGTAAACAAAGTCTTGGCAGAGAATCCACCAACAATAGCTGGTATTGAACTCTTGGTTAATAATGCAATAGATAATACAACTAATCAATGGAAGGAAGACTTAGTGCCAGTATATGAATCAATGACATTGGACTTTGCATTCTTACAAACTAATTTCTTGCTACCAGATGAAAAAGATAATGCAGTCTTTACTCCATCAGAACAAGAGAGAATAACAAGAGCAAGAAGGAGAAGACCCCGCAAAGAAATCATTGAAGAAGGTTTATATCCTAGAAGAAGGGGTGGAGCAAGACTTCCAATCAATAGACAATCCTTTAATAAAGAATCAAGTAAGTTTATACAAAATAGATTAGATACCTTCTTACCAGATATGTCTAAGACTGCTAAAACAAATCTCAACAGAGCACTTAGAAAATCTTTTGATGAAGCAACTGAGTTAGGACTTACTGGTCGTAAGTTTGAAAACTATATGCGTAAAGAAATATCTAAGGTCATTGGAAAGAAAAATCTAGGCAGAGCTATGAATATAGCTAGAACAGAAGGTTCTGCACTATCAAACTTTGCAATGAATGAATCTGCAACAGCAACAGGATTATCTCTAAGTAAAGAGTGGCTTACCCAAAGAGATGGTAGAGTAAGGGATAGTCATTTATTTGCAGATGGACTAGAAGTAGGAATGAACGAAGCATTCGTTATCTCTGGATATAAATTGAGATACCCAGCAGATAGTGGACTCGGTGCTCCAGCTGGTCTAGTATGTAATTGTAGATGTACATTGATTTATCATGAGAAGAGGATATAAGAATGGATAGAGAAAAATTTGAGTCTAAGACCATAGACTTAAAAACAGTTAATGAAGTAGAAGGTAAAGTTGAAGCAGTTTTTTCTGTATTCAATGAAATAGATTCTGATGGAGATGTAGTTCTTCCTAACTCAATAAAATCTGGTTATGGAGAAAATGGTGTAGCAATGGTCTGGGCTCACGACTGGAAAAAACCAATAGGTCGTGGCGAGATAGTATCTGATGGAGACAAAGCTACATTTAAAGGTCAATTTATTATGGACACCCAAGAAGGCAGAGATGCTTATGCAACAGTCAAAGCTATGGGAGATTTACAACAATGGTCTTTTGGATATGAAGTATTAGATTCTGAAAATGGTTCATTTCAAAAAGATGGTAAATCACAGAATGCTCGTTACTTAAAAGAATTAAAAGTCTGGGAAGTAAGCCCAGTGCTAGTAGGAGCAAATCAAAATACATATACAGTAGGTGTTAAAGAAAAATCAGATGAGAAGTCTGGTTTGACATTAGCAGATGAGTCAGATGAGTTACTAACTAATTTGTCTGCTCTTCTTACGAGATTCAAAGAGCTAACAGCTTTGAGACTCAAAAAAGAAAAAACATTGTCGGATAATTCAACGAATATTCTGATTAATCTACAAGATGCTCTTCAAGAAGCATATCAAGATTTAAATACTTATTTAGATGTTGGTGCTCCAGAAGAACTCAAAGATGAAGAAGAATCACTTGATGCAACGACATTATTGTTGGAAACAAATAGGGTTTTAGCCGAGAGCTATGACCCAGAAATATAGGAGATACTTATAATGAGCAACTTAAACGAGCTTAAAAAGGAACTCCACGAACTCAGAGAAAACACTCTAAACGAATTCAAAGGATTTGATTCAACTGATTTCGATTCTGAGAAAAAAGAAGAGTGGGCTAAGAGAAATGAGAAAATGGCAGAATTGGTCGCTAAGGTCAAAGAAGCCACAAAGATTGAGAATGAGCGTAAAGCAATGGAAGCTGAAGTCGAAGCAGGTAATGCTGTAGACCCAGTGAACATTCAATCTGAAGCTGTTCAAGCTAAAGAAGCTCCAAGAACAATCGGAGAACAACTCACAGAATCTTCTGCTTACAAATCTTTTATGGAAAGCGGACAAAAGGGTGTAGCTTCTGAATTGAAGTGGAATCCAAAGTATGAGTTTAAAACAACTCTTACTGAAACAGGTTATCCACCAGCAGTAACTAGGTCTGATTTAGTAGTTCCGACTGCTACAAGAGAACCACAAAATATCTTGGATTTAATTGATGTCATTAATACTGACCAATTCCAATACAAGTATTTAGAAGAAACCACATTTACTAACAACTCTGGAGCAACTGCTGAAGGTTCAGCACTCGGAGAAAATGCATTAGCATTCACTGAGAACACAGAGAACATTAGAAAAATTGGTTCATTCTTACCAGTTACTGAAGAGTTACTAGCTGATGTATCAGCAGTACAGGGATATCTTGATTCAAGATTACAAACAATGGTTAGACTTGCTGTAACAGACCAACTTCTTGCTGGTTCTGGTGTAGCACCTAACTTAACAGGTATATTGAACAAATCTGGAATTAACACATTCGACTATTCTTCTTACAGTGGAAACTTAAAAAGAATTGGTCAAGTGTACGAAGCAATCACAGAAATTCAAAAAGATAGCTTCTTAACACCAGATGCAATCATTATGCACCCATCTGACTGGTATCAAGTTGTTACCGAAGTCAATGCAGTTACAACAAGCGGTTCATTGAACCCATTGTTCGTAGGTGCTGGAAACTTTGGTGGAGCAGTCGGTAATACTCTTTGGGGATTACCAGTAATTGCTGACACAACAAGACCAGCTGGAACAGCTATTGTAGGTGTGTTCGGTGGCGGACAAGCATGTCATATTGTCGCAAGACAGGGTATGGAAATTGCAATGTCTGATTCACATGATGCAAACTTCACAAAAGACATAATGGTTATGAAAGCAACAGTTAGAATGGGATTCCCAATCTATCGTGCAACTGCTTTCTGTACAATTACAAACTTCTAAGAGATTAGAATATGACTTTGATGAGCCACTATTCGTATGGTGGCTCTCAAGTCGGAGAGGAAAAAATGATATTAAAAAAAGATGTATGGTGTAATGATGCTGGCGAATGCGTTGAAACTTCTGGCGGACTTCCTAAAGGTTGGGCTAAAGGTAAGCTCATGGGTAAAAAAGGTCAAGAAGTATCAGATGCTGAATATAAGAGCTGGAATATCGTAGCAACAAAAGCTAAAGCACATAAAGAAAATAAAGCTAAGTAGGTTTTAAGTGGCTCATACTCAGTATGTCGATAAGACTGACTTAAAAGCATACATTGGTTTGAGTGGCAGTGGTCAAGATGATAACATTGATAACGCTATCAATGGAGCTTCAAGACAGATTGATGCAATTTGTGGAAGACACTTCTATCAAGATGAAACTGTTCAAACTAGGTTTTACACTCCAGTCAATGCATTGTATTTAGATGTTGATGATATATCAGTTACTACTGGTCTCGTTGTTAAATTAGATGATAATGATGATGGTACTTACGAGAAAACATTAACACTCAATACTGATTTCTTTTTAGAACCAGTCAATCCAGATATAGTAGCTAAGGTATCTTCTACTATTTACTATGAGCCATATACTTCTCTTAGAATTCTTGATACAAGAAGTTCTGAGAGATTTGACCCTACAATACTCAAGCATGTAGAAATAACAGCTAAGTTTGGTTTCTCTTATGTACCAGAAGCAATCGAACAAGCAACACTTATTCAAGCACTTCGATTATTCAAAAGAAAAGATGCTCCATTTACTATTCTTTGTAACGAACAAACTGGGCAGATAGAGCTCTTCAATAAGTTTGACCCAGATGCTACAGGACTCATAAAGGGTTATATAAAGAACAGACTCTAATGGCTTCATCTGGGATTACTTTTAAAATCACTGGAGCTGAAAATCTAAGAAAAAGATTAAAAGCAAACAATTTGTTAATGACTCCGCTTAGACATTACTTCAATGCTTCTGGAAAAATTATAAAAGAAAAATCAAAAGAACATGCACCAGTTGATACTGGAGCTCTAAGAAG